CATTTAAAACTGGTAGATTAATTCATTTAGCAGCATTAGAACCTGAAAAATTAGAAACTTTATGTCACGTAGTAGAAGTACAATCAGCAGTGACTAAAAAATATAAAGAAAAAGTAGCTGAAGTAGGTAGTGCTCAGTTTGTATATACAAGAAAAGAATATGACAGAGCTATGTATACAGTAGATGCTTTATTGCAAAATGATATATGGCAACAATATACACGTGGAGCTAAATTTGAAGTACCTGCTTTTGATATTCTTAATGGTTTTCCTTTTAGAGCTAAAGCAGATGTTTTAGGTTTTGATTATATTGCAGACTTAAAAACAACAGCTGATTTAAAAGGTTTTGAATGGGCATCTAAGAGATATGGTTACGATGTTCAAGTTTATATATATTGTAATTTATTTAAAATAGATTATAAAGATTTTAAATTTTTTGTTATAGATAAAAAATCAGGAGATCTAGGTATTTGGGATGTAGAAGAAAGTTTTTACAATTCAGGTAAAGATAAAGTAGAATATGGATTAAGAATTTTCCAAAAATATTTTGTTGATCAAACTGAAGAAATAAATGAATACGTCATACAGGGAACTCTCAGCTAAAGAAATAATTAAAGAGTATTATCTATTAGCTTTATTAGATATTGTAAACGGAGCATCAATAAATGAACTAAAAGATACGATTAAGCTTTATGAGAACAATGAAGAATATGAAGCTTGTGCAGGTATATTAAAAGCATTAGAAATAAGTAAAAGTTTAACATTAAGAGAAATAAAAAACATAATAAAAAATGGAGATTAAAGTAATACAAGAATTAGTTAAAGAAGATACTAAAATAGATATAAGCACTATTAGACGTAAAAGAGAAATAGTAGAAGCTAGAGCATTATATTATAAGCTTTGTAGAGAATATACATATAAATCTTTAACTGAAATAGGTAAATCAGTAAATAGAGATCACGCAACTGTTTTATGGGGATTAAAACACTTTGATAGTTGGGCAAATCAAAACGTAACGTTAAGATCTTCTTATGTAAATATAAAATGTAAAATTGAAACATTAAAAGAAGAAGCTTTAAACAATATAAGTAAAGAAGAAACTTTCATTGATAAGTGGGCAAAACTTAAAAATGCAAATGAGCTTCTTGTTAATACTAATAAAGAATTAGTAAAACAATTAAAAGAGTCTAATACTAAATTAAAGAGTAGAGATAAGTTTTTTAGAGATAATGGATATGTTATTGGTTAACAGATTGGATTTTATTTTATTATATAATTAATAATAAAGTTTTTTAAATCATGGATGGAAGAAAAAATAATGGAGGACATAAATCAGCTGGTAGAAAATCTAAGGCTGAAGAAATAGCTTTAATAGAAAAGTTAACTCCATTAGAACCATTAGCATTTGATGCATTAAAAAAAGGATTAGAGCATGCAGATTTTAAATATGTTCAATTGTTTTATAACTACTATGCAGGTAAACCAAGAGAAACTAAAGATATTACTATCAACGAAGATTTACCGTTGTTTGTAGACTAATATGATAGTTAAAAAAACTATTGCATTAAGTAAATTACGAGATCTTAATAAGAGGATACGAGTTGTAAGAGGTGGAACATCTGCTGGAAAAACAATTTGTATCTTACTTATTTTAATAGATTATGCAATAAAAAATGAAGGTAAAGAAATAAGTATTGTATCTGAATCAATACCTCATCTTCGTAGAGGTGCTTTAAAGGACTTTCTTTCTATTCTTAATGGATTAAATAGGTATAAAGATAATCAATTCAATAAGAGCACTTTAAAATACACTTTCACTAATGGTAGCTACATTGAATTCTTTTCTACAGATCAACCAGATAAATTAAGAGGAGCAAGACGAACTGACTTATATATTAATGAGTGTAATAATGTACCATTTGATGCTTATAATCAATTAGTAGTTAGAACATCAGATAATATATGGTTGGACTACAACCCATCTAGTTTATTCTGGGTTGACAAGGAGGTACTTGGTCAAAAAGATGTTGATTATATAACATTGACATATAAAGACAACGACGTGTTACCTGAGTCAATTGTAACAGAAATAGAAAAAGCTAAAGATAAGGCTAAAACATCAACTTATTGGTCTAATTGGTGGAGAGTATATGGTCTTGGTGAAACAGGTTCACTAGAAGGTGTATGCATACCAGATTGGAAAAGTATAAACAGTGTACCAATAGAAGCAAGACTATTAGGATATGGAATGGACTTTGGTTATAGCATAGACCCAAGTACTTTAGTTGCTTTGTATAAATATAATGATTCATATATATTTGATGAGGTATTAAGTAAGAAAGGAATGTTAAATAGTGACATTAGTCAATTCTTAAATAACAATCAAGTAAAAGAAATAATATATGCAGATTCAGCTGAGCCTAAATCAATAGCAGAATTATTAAGTTATGGTCATCCAATATATCCAGTAAGTAAAGGTAGAGACTCAATAGTGTATGGTATAAACTTAATAAATCAAAATAAGATATACGTAACACAACGAAGCAAGAATCTAATAAAAGAATTAAATGGCTACATTTGGATGCAAGACAAACAAGGTAACACATTACAAAAACCAAATCCAACAAGTGGTGATCACTGTATTGATGCTGCTAGATATATTCTTAGCTCTATTCTAGAGAATCCACATAAAGGAGAATATCACATTTTTTAAAATTTTTTGTTAAACATTTGTTTATTAAAGTTTTTTTTGTATATTAGCATTGTAAAACAATAACAATTATACAAATGGAAACATTAACAATTACAAACACATTTGACATTAGTTTTAATCCAACAGGACAACCAAGCAAGGAAAGAGCGAGGTTAACTGTAGTACTTGAGAACGTATCTTCTGTTCACGATGCAAAAAAACTTTTATGGGAAGAACAAGGAATACACGTAACAAGTATTAGTAGATTAACTTAAAAAACAGGGGGAGGCAACTCCCCTTTTGTATAACCAATAATTATATTATGAAAGAAGATTTAAAAATATTAAAGGAAGTATTTACAAGAAAAAATATTATATATGCAATACTATTTAACATTTTAGCTTATAGTAGCATGTATGGTTTTTTATATTTAGTTTTATTTTTAAGATACGATTTAGGTTGGATTTAGCATATCATATAGTAATGCAACAATGTTGGGATAAAAACATAAAGGTAATTCAACAGCCACAAGGTAGAGGTCAACACAATAAACCTCCAATGGTAAAACTTATAGTATCAATAGACTACAATTATATTCACGGAAAAGATTTGTATCAACAGAATTCAAGTGAGTTAGAAAAAGCAATTGAAAAGGTTTATAGATATTTACATGATAAACATATTATTTAGTTAGTTATATTTGTTTGTTTTAAGTTGGAATTAGGTAGCAGAAATGTTACCTTTTTCTTTTTATACACGTTTGTGTTTTTATTATTATATATATATGAAGATAGAAATACTTGTACCGGAGTCTTTAAATGAAATTACTCTTGGTCAATATCAAAAATTTACAAAGCTAAATACTGAAGAAAATGAAGGTAGTAGCTTTCTAATGCAAAAAATGATAGAGATATTTTGTAATCTAGATCTTAAGGACATTGCAAAAATAAAATACTCAAGTGTTCAAGTGATCACAGAGAAGCTCAATAGTGTATTTAATAGTAAAACAAAACTAATAGATAGATTTGTATTAGGTGATACCACTTTTGGATTTATACCTAATTTAGATGATATGACATTAGGAGAATATATTGATTTAGATACTTATTTTGGTGATTGGGATAATATGCATAAAGCAATGAGTGTACTATATAGACCAGTAACAAAAGAAAAAAATGATCTTTATAACATAGAAGATTATGATGGCACAAAATATAGTGATGTTTTAAAGTCAATGCCATTAGATGTTGTACTTGGATCTATTGTTTTTTTTTATCATTTAAGCAGCGAACTATTGACAATTACCCTGAATTATTTGACGGAGAAAACACAGAGCAACTTGACTACTCAACAGAGAGAAATTTTGGAACTAAATGGGGTTGGTATCAATCGATCTATGGAATTGGTAAAGGAGATATTACCAAGTTTGATGAAATAACTAGGATGAATTTAAATGAATGTCTTATGTATTTATCATTTGAAAAAGAGAAAAACGAATTAGAGAGAAAGCTAATTAAAAATAAATGAAAGGATTTTATAACGTAACAGAGCAACTTAAAGATACATTAATAGCAGAGCCATTTGTGAATACAGTAACATTTGGTTCTCTTGATGATGTAGATTTAAGTAAACAAAGTATTTTTCCTCTAGCTCATTTAATAGTAAATAGCACTAGTGTAAGTACCAAAACACTTAGATTCAATATTAGTATATTAGCTATGGACATTGTAGATATATCAAAAGAAAAAACTGATGATATATTTTTAGGTAATGATAATGAACAAGACGTATTTAATACTCAATTAGCATTAATAACTAGAATAGTTAATAAATTACAAAGAGGAGATTTGTATACAGATCTTTATCAAGTAGAAGGAGAAGTATCATGTGAACCTTTTGTAGATAGATTTGAAAACAAATTAGCAGGTTGGGTAGCTACATTTGACATATTAGTACAAAATGATATGACAATATGCAATTAAAACAAACAGAAGCAGCTTTAGAAGCTTTTAAAAGATTTGTAATCCAGCAATCTAGGAGTAGACTTACTAAGGCAGGTAAGAATAATACTAATGAATTATATAATAGTTTAAAGGGTGATGTCAAGGTCATGCCTAACTCTATCTCAGTTGAATTCCAAATGGAAGACTATGGATATTATCAAGATAGAGGTGTAAAAGGGTTTAAATCTACATATCCTGAAATAGCTCAATATGGTACTTTAGCTAAATTTGGTTCAGGTAAAGGCAAAAAAAATGGTAAAGGTTTAAGCTATAACATAAAAAAATGGGTAGAAGCAAAAAGATTTCAATTTAGAGACAAAAAAACAGGCAAATTTATGTCATATCAATCTACAGCATATTTAATATCTAGATCAATATGGAATAAAGGTATAAAACCAAGTTTGTTTTTTACAAAACCATTTGAACAAGCTTACGCAAAATTACCAAAAGAATTAGAAAAAGCATACGGATTAGACGTTGAAGGCTTTTTAGAATATACATTAAGACAAGATAGATTAAGATGAGCACAAAGATAAACGTAAGAAGTCCATTTTATTTACATTTAACAGAACCACAAATACCATTAAGATTATATGATTGTGGTGTTGCTAATTTAACAGGATTCTCAATAGACAATCAAGGAGTTATAACAGAACCAAGCCCAGACTATGGTTTAGTGTATTCTTATACAAGTTCAGCAGGTGATTTTGCTGATGGAAAGTTTGCTACCGTAAGCAATGACACAAGTAGAACAGTTATTTTTACTTTAACAATTCCATTTGGATTTTCTAATTCAGCAGACTTATATTTAGAGTGTGGTCTAACAACAACCCAAGCAGGTACTACAACCTCAACGGTAGAAACACCCTGTACTCCATCAGTAACAACTTCGGGTTCTATCCCTGCACAAACTTTAGATGCAGAAGGTGATACAACAGATATCGATTTAAGTGGATATTTTACAGGAGAAACTACTTATGCTGTATCTAATGCAAATCCATTATTAATAACAACAGCATTAAGTGGAAGCATATTAACATTGACTTCAAATACATTGGCAGGAAGTGCAACTATTTATGCTATAGGTAGAGATAATAGTTATCCTACTACTTGTGAAGCTGTGCAACCAATATCAATAACAGTAAATGCAACAGGTATAACTTGGTCTTGTACGTTTCCTGTAAATCCTGCTTTGTCTGGAGGTTCAATAGCAGCAGATGGTACATTGACAAATCCACAGGTAGCAGCAGTTATAACCGCAGTAAAAACAGGAAGTTGTTCAGGTTCAGCTTATGTAGCAGACCCAAATAATACAGGTTCTGATAGAAGTGTTACTTTGTATTTTGATATAACAGTACCTGTTGGATATGACAACGCTGGATCAACCGTTTGTTGTTCTCACACATTTACACAACCTACCGTTGGAGTTGATCCTATATTTAATTGTGATATTGCAGCACTTACAGGACAAAAGATTGCTAAAGACGGAAGTATATCTTTAGGAACAGCAACAAATGGAACAGTAAATAGTTTTACACCTCCAAGTCCACCATTCGGAACAGTTGAGACAGATACAGCAAGAGTTGTTGAATATCAAGTTGAAATACCAAGTGGTTATCAAAACGCAGGAACAGAGATAGATTGTAGTAAAACACTTATACAACCCGCAACGGTTTCAATATGTGGTTCAAACTTGTTCTATTTAACATCGGGTAAAAATAACACAACAGATTTTTGTGATGGAACATACGCGGCAAGAACAGAAATAACCTCAACAGCTACTACAATACCACAATTATTAGGTTCTCAAATATGTAGAAGTGGTAGTGCTTTTGATGGAAAAATATTATATTATGGA